CAATTACTGGAAGCAGCGCGTAATATCATTCATAATGACGTTAGCAAGCTTCGTCTAGATGAGGAGTATGCTAGAACGTATCTGGATAATATTGATAAGAGGTGTTTGGAAGATGTCTGAGATGTTGCTCAATGATGACTCCGGTCGTCGGATTCTTTTCGATCGATACCGGCAACTTAACGAAAGAGGAAGTGGAGAAAGCTTTGAGGAAAGCTCAGAAGAAAAAGAAGTTGAACGAAGGTGATGGTGGAATTGTTCTGGGTCCTCAACTTCTGAATGAGTAATTAAAGAAGCATACATATAAATAGACATATCTATCCGTGAGGGAAATATGTCTATAAAATTGATGATTAAAGAACATTTGCATACAGGGTTAAAATATCTATGTATGACACGAAAAGAAGATCATGAATCATATTCAGGAAGTGGAACTTATTGGCTTGATCATTTAAATCAACATGGTCATCATTTTTCAACAGAAGTTATTTTTGAAACGGATGATCATGACTTATTTAAAGAAGAAGCTCTTCGGTATTCAAATTTTTATAACGTCGTAGATAGTGATGAATGGGCTAATCTTCGTCCAGAAGAAGGTGATGGTGGAGATACCGTTTCTAATAGAATGTGGATCACAGATGGTTCACAAGAACGTTATATTTTCAAAACAGATGAAATTCCGGAAGGATGGCATCGAGGCCGTTATCGTTGCGTATTTGCTAACACGATAATACAAACGGAATTATCGAAGCGTGTTGATCGTAAGAAAAATGGATTAAAGATAAAAGAAGCATGGGATAAGCGTGATCAAAATAAATTTGGAACGCGAATTATCGGAATAAAAGGTGATAAAAATCCAGCTAAAAGAGAAGAAGTAAAAGAAAAGATACGACAATCACGTCTTAATGCACCTTCTAAAGAATGTCAAATTTGCGGTAGAATGACCAAAAATTTGACTAATCATATGAAGGTGCATAAATGAACGACAAAGTTATTCTTCAGAAATATAATGCAGTTAAAGATAAAGTTATAGCAGAATCTGGAATTCTTCAAGAACTTGCTGATGAATTTACTTTTCTAGTTCCTAATCATCAATTTAATCCAAAGTTTAGAGCTAAACTTTGGAACGGTAAAATTTCTTTAATTTCTCGTTACAAACCTCTTATTTACTCTGGTCTTCGTCATAAGATCAAGGAGTTCTGTGAAGTTCGAGATTATGAATTTGTAGACGAAGCGTCTGAGAAGTTCGAGCCGATCACTGAAGAGTTCTTATCAAGCTTCATTGACGAACTCGGCCTTCCCAAGGAGATGAATGGTAAACCCTTCATCGTTCGCGCTGAACAGATCGAAGCTTGTCTAAAAGCTATCAATGAACAGAGACTGACTATCCTAGCACCGACGGGAGCCGGTAAGTCTCTAATCCTCTACATCATTACTCGATTCTTCAATTTAAAGACGCTGCTTATTGTTCCAACGATCGGTCTTGTCGATCAGATGTTCTCAGACTGGGAGGAGTATGGTTTCGACTCTGAATCTCACGTTCATAAGATCTTTGGAGGACAATCAAAACACACTGATAAGCAAGTCGTAGTCTCTACTTGGCAGTCTATTCAGGACATGGACGAAGACTACTTCAGGCAATTTGAAGTTGTTCTGGGAGACGAGGTTCACGGCTTTAAAGCTAAAGAACTTACAGGAATCATGGAGCGCTTGACTGATTGTGAGATCAGGATCGGTGCAACTGGATCACTTGATGGTACTCTGACGAATGAGCTCGTCATTCAAGGACTCTTTGGTCCAATAGTCAGAGTCGCTACAACAGCTGAGCTTATCGAGAGGGGAACGCTCTCTGCACTCTCAATAAAAGCACTCGTCTTAAGACACTCCGAAGAAGTCAGAGACTCACTGAAGAAAGCTGACTACCAAACTGAGCTCGATTACATCGTGACTTGCGAGAAGAGAAATCAATTCATCAAGAACTTAGCTCTCTCGCTCAAGGGAAACACGATGATTCTCTTTCAGTTCGTGGAGAAGCACGGTGAAGTTCTCTTCAAGATGATTGAGAAGGAAGCAAGAGTTCCGGTTCTCTTCGTTGCAGGTAAGACACCTAAAGACGAACGTGAGATGATACGTAAATTTGTAAATTCTCAGACTGACTCCATCACAGTCGCTTCGTCCGGTGTGTTTTCAATGGGAACAAACATTCCTAACCTTAATAATATGATATTCTCGTCTCCAGCTAAAGCTAGGATTAAGATACTTCAATCTATCGGAAGAACACTGAGACGAACGGTATCAAAATCAAAAGCTGTGTTATATGATATAGCTGACGATCTTTCTTGGAAGGGAAAGACTAACTATACGCTGAAACACTTTGTTGAGCGTATTAAACTCTATAATCAAGAATTATTTCCGTACCGCATCTATAAGGTAGATTTGTAATGGCTGTTAAGAAACCCGCGACTAAGAGGAAGGCTCCGGTTAAGAAGGCAGAGGAACCTGAGTTGAAGACTGAGCTCTGTTACTTTAAGCTCATCACTGGAGATGAAATCATAGGTCACGTCGATGAGACGATGTTCTACGATGATGGGCTAATCGTTGTAGTAAAGCCGATGCGTCTGATGTTCTATGGTGAACAGATCATTCTGTCTCCATGGGGTCTTGCGTCTCAGAATCCAGATATTTTTACATTTCCGATGTATCACGTCGTTTCAATCTATCCGGTAGATGAGCAGATGAAGATACTTCACACTGTTGCTCATGACAGTTATGATCTGAACAAGATGTACTTTGACCAACGCATCTTCAATTCTATTCAAGCACATCGTCGCCTTCAGTCTCGTCGCTCGGGTCTCTTTGATCCGACTGACGAAGATCTTCGAGACATCGAGAACGAGGAGAAGAAGGGAAAGACTATCACAGCTTCCTCAGCTGTTCCTGAGAGCGTTCGTACTAGAAATGATATCATCGATTCCCTGGTTGAGCTGGCGGAGAAAGCGGGTAAAGGAAAGAATGCCAGTCGGAAAAACTAAGAAGAAGACTACGAACTACGTCAACAACAAAGTTCTACACGCTGAGTTCATTAAGTATAGAGAGCAGCCAGAGCCTCGAGCTATATCAAACATAATCGGTGATGCGATCTTAAAGATATGTCATGGGTTGTCGTATAAAAGCAACTTCATCGGATATACGTATAAGGACGAGATGATAGACGATGCAGTGGAGAACTGCATCTACGCAGTCAAACACTTCGATCCATATAAGTACAAGAATCCACACGCGTACTTTACTATGGTAGCGTGGAGAGCCTTCATTCGCCGTATCTCGCTGGAGAAGAAGGAAACGTACATCAAACACAAGAACTTCCAGAATGGATACGATAACATTGGTTCAGCTCCCAACGAACACTCACACGCCGTAATTGAAGCGTTTGAGAAAAAATTGACAGAGCAAAAGAAGAAAACGAAAAACAAAAACTTACTTGCTTTAGTGAATGAAGAGCTAAATAAAGAAGAGTAAAATGTACATTTTACTAAATACTTCATATCAACTATGGAGTATGCAATGTCTGGATTCATTTATCTTTGGTATGATCGAAAACATGAAAGATTTTATTTAGGTAAGCATTGGGGTACTGTAGACGATGGATATATTTGTTCATCTACATGGATGAAAAATGCTTATAAACGTCGATCTAGTGATTTCAAGCGTAAGATTCTCGAATGGGTTTATACTGATAGAAAAGATCTTGCAGACGCAGAACACCGATGGGGTTCTATGATTAAAAAGGAAGAACTAGGTAAGAAATATTATAATCTAAAGATTCCCAGAGATCGTCATTGGTATGATGATTCCGACCAACTACTCAATGTCGGTCAGAAAATTTCTAAGATCCTAACAGGAAAAACAATCTCAGATGAAACGCGTCAAAAAATGTCAAAACCTAAGTCTGAAGAACATCGACGAAAAATGTCAAAACCTAAGTCTGAAGAACATCGACGAAAAATGTCAAAACCTAAGTCTGAAGAACATCGACGAAAATTATCAGAAGTAATGAAAGGTAGAGAAAATTTTCTTAAAGGTAAAAATGCTCCTATAGTTTCTTGCCCTCACTGCGGAAAAGAAGGTGGAATACACGCTATGAAACGTTGGCACTTTGGACATTGTAAAAATAGAACATGAAAATTCCTTTAATTTGTGATACTCACTGGGGTGTTAGGAATGATAATCGCGCAATTCTTGATAACAACAAAAAATTTTTAGATAATGTTTATTTTCCGTATCTAAAAGAACATAACGTTAAAGAAATGATATTTCTCGGTGATCTTCTCGATCGCCGTAAGTATGTAAATTTCCTTACAGCTAAGCGTCTAAGGGAAGACTTCATTGAACCTCACATTGATCTAGGATGCTACGTGCACTTGATCCTAGGTAATCACGATGTTTACTATAAGAATACCAATGAAGTGAGTGGTGTTAAAGAACTATATGGTAACTACTGCAAAGACTATGAACTTAACATCTATAGTACAGCAGTCGATGGTAAATTATCAGATGGAACATTAGTTCTCTTCGTTCCGTGGATCTGCGACGCTAACCGTCAAGCAACAATGGAAGTTATTGAGTCAACTAAAGCTCAGATATGCTTGGGTCACCTCGAGCTAAAGGATTTCGCTTTTGATAGACACACCATCGCAGCTCACGGAGATGACGCATCTATTTTTAGAAAATTCGACTTCGTTGGATCGGGGCACTACCATCACAAATCTTCTCAGGGAAACATTCACTACCTCGGTGCACACGCTGAGTTTACGTGGTCGGATCACAAAGACCCACGTGGATTTCACGTGTTCGATACAGTAACTCGAGAGCTGGAGTTTATTGAGAATCCATATCGAATGTTTGAGAAGCTCCACTACACCGATGTGGAGCTTGATATGAAGGAAGTTCTTGAAGAGTACGATTTTACACAGCTGACTAATAAGTATGTCAAAGTTGTAGTTCGTGATAGGAACGACGTCGCTCTCTTCAACGTGTTCATGGATCGAGTTGAGAAGTCGAATCCACTCGATATTCAAGTCGTAGACGATCATCTGAATTTAAACTTAACTGAAGATGATACCATTATAGATGAAGCGGAAGATACGCTAACGATTTTAAAGAAAACTGTTTTATCTACAAACACATCGGGAATCGATCCGATCAAACTTGATAAATTCATCAGTTCATTATATAGTGAGGCACTTCAAAATGAGTAGAATTTATACGATAAACTGTCCCCAACGTGATGGTATGTACCCTGTTAATCTGGGATTTGTATTTCTCAATAAGAAGTTCTTTTCAAGGATTGTTATCACACGTCCCGCTGCAACACGTAATGATCCGACGTTTCCTGTCGTACTCGATATAGATACAGATGAAGCCGGTGATATTGAAGTTTTCTTTGATGGACAACTTCTATCTGCAGAGAGTGGTAGCTCCCTACACATTGATCCCAACGTTGTGTTTGTTAATCAGTTTAAAACTCCCGATGAATTTATAGAGTGCTACGCTCGGGAAACGAGAAACGATCTTCTCAATTGTGGATTTCCTGTAGAATTGCTTGATCAGTATACATTCTAATGAATCTCTACTTTCTTAAAATTAGCTGGAAGAACTTTTTAAGTACCGGCAATCTCATGACTGAGATGAACCTCACTGACGACAAGATGACTCTGATTGTTGGTGAGAATGGTGCGGGAAAATCGACTATGCTCGATGTTCTCTGCTTTGTCTTGTTTAACAAGCCGTTCAGAAAGATCAATAAGCCTCAGTTATGCAACAGCGCTACTAAGAAGGATTGTCTGGGATACGTTGAGTTCAAGACGCGTGGTTCTCATTATAAGATCGTTCGAGGGATTAGACCGAGCGTTTTTGAGATCTGGAAGGATGGTGTTCTGATCAATCAGGACGCAAAGAGTCTCGATTATCAAGCACATCTAGAAAAACACATTCTCAGGACTAACTTCAAGACGTTCTGTCAGATTGTGATTTTGGGTTCAGCTTCGTTTGTTCCATTCATGCAGCTTCCGGGTGGTCAACGCAGGGAGATCACAGAAGACGTTCTCGACCTGAAAATCTTTACTTCTATGAACTCTATCTTGAAAACTCGTTTCTCAAGTGTAGAAAGGTTAATTCAGGATAAGAAACGTGAAAAAGATGTTCTCTCGACTAAGATTAGTATGGCTAAGAAGCACACTAAGCAGTTGGTCGAGGAGAAGCAGAAGCAGATATGGGAGAAAGAAGAGAAGATCACCGCTCTTGACTTTGAGCGACAGGATTATGGAATACTGATACATCAGAAGAGAAAGGAAGTCGAGGATATCTTAGCGGAGATCGCCGGCTGGGAATCTATTCAGAAGCGTGCTAGTAAGATGCGGTCGATCAAGAACCAGCTTGATGGTAAGATATCATCACTACTTCAGGACATCAAGTTCTTGAACGATCACGATAACTGTCCCACCTGCAACCAGGAGATCAACGGCAACTTTAAGGAGTGCACCGTATCTTCTAAGAAAGATGCATTAGCTGAGACGGAAGCTGGAATTAAACTTCTAGAAGAACAATATTTGAAAGTTGAGGAACAACTTCAGAAGGCTACCGAAGCTAATAAGAGAGTCTCCGACATTAACGTCGAGATCTACGTGCTGCAAACGAAGATCGACACAGTTGATAAGTACAGAAAAACACTTGAACGTGAACTGGAGAATCTCGATACTGAGCAGAAGGAGATAACTAGAGAATCTCTGGATGTTCTAGAGCGTGAACTCGAGGAGCTTGAAGCTGAGAAGAAGGAACTTGAGAACCAACTGTATATGATGGAGTACGTCTCCGTCCTCTTGAAAGACACTGGGATCAAGGCTAAGATCATCAAGCAGTATGTTCCGATCATCAACAAGCTGATCAATAAGTACTTAGCCTCACTCGATTTCTTTGTGGACTTCAACATGGATGAGAATTTCGAGGAGACTATCAAGTCTAGAGGTAGGGATGACTTCTCATATAACTCGTTCTCAGAGGGTGAGAAGATGAGGATCGATCTAGCTGTTCTCTTTGCTTGGAGAGCGGTTGCTAAACTTCGGTCATCGATCAACACTAACCTTCTCATCATGGATGAAGTGTTCGACAGTTCACTAGATGCCGCGGGTATCGAGGAGTTCATGAAGATCCTGGGTAAGGTCACCGAAGACAACAACGTCTTCGTCATCTCTCATAAAGCCGATCAACTCTATGATCAGTTTGAGAAAGTGATCAAGTTTGAAAAACACAACAACTTTAGTAAGATAGCTCAATGACATTTGCTAATATGTACGGTGGCGTTCGCACCGTTAAAGAAGAACGCAACGAGCACGATCACTATCCAACTCATCCATTCGCTACATATGCTTTATTGAAGTATCACGGTGCTCCACGTAAGATCTGGGAGCCCGCGGCGGGGCGCGGCTGGATGGCTTGGGAACTGAACAGATGCAAAAGAGAAGTGTTTGCATCAGATCTCTATCATTATGATAATCCAGTTACTTCCTCGATTATATCTGGAAGAGATTTTTTGAAGTCTAAAGTAGATGTCGATGGGATCATCACCAATCCTCCATACGGCAAGAACATGGCCCAGAAGTTCATCGAGCATTCTATATCACTGGTGCCTTACACAGCTATGATGTGTCGATTAACGTTCGCTGAGTCTAACAGACGTCTGAAACTCTTTACAGAGACACCGCCATCTAACGTTCTTATTTTTTCCGGCCGTTTCTCGTGTAATGAAGACAGGTGGGATACAGAAAAGAAAGCTACGTCTGGAATGGTCGCTTATGCTTGGTGGATCTGGGACAACACAAAACCGTTTCAGGGCACGTTCACAAATTGGATCGACACAAAATCAATTTATCGAGAATGGAGAGATTCTCTGTCTCCAGATGATAAGAAGCATTTTCTAGATTGTCTTCCAAAGACATCTGATAAATAGTACGTGAACACATTATAAAGGAGAGAAGAATGGGAACATTGATTTTGATTGCTTTAGTTGCAGCAGGTACTTACGTTGCTTGGAAGAAGTTCGGTAAGAAGTCGTCCGCTCCGGTAGTACAGTCCAACGCTGCACCGACACCCGTATCTAATACGACTTCTACAAAAGTGTAACTAACCCCTTGATCCTGTAAAACGTTTTACAGGATCAACTTTTATCATGAGTTTGCTATGACAGATGAGATAGACGCTATTCCTCAGGGAAATCTCCATGAGATCGTAAAGAGCAGAGCGGCTCTTTTGAAACCGTGCGAGGAATTTGATTTCACTAATCCTCAAGTTGATCCGATCCAGTTAGCCGCAGATCTCGTTAAGACGATGTATGCGTATAATGGCATTGGTCTAGCTGCTAATCAGATCGGTGTTCCATACCGCGTTTTTGCTATGCGAACTGCGCCGAAAAATACTGTAGTCTTCAATCCCAAGATCATTCACTACGAACCGGAAACCGAGCTTCTAGAAGAAGGTTGTTTGTCATTTCCTGGTTACGTTGTCAAGATAAAGAGATATAAACTCATTCGAGTTCGCTTCTCCTATCCAAACGGTGAAGTGAAGACAGAAACCTACAAGGGATTAACATCTCGTGTTTTTCAACACGAGATGGAGCATTTAAACGGACAGATATTCTACGACAACGCATCTAAGTATCACCGCGATCAAGCGGATCGTCGATTTAAGAAATATGAGAGGAATAAGAAAGCAGCATGAGTGAGCAGGAATATTCGGATATCGTTAGTGAGTGCGCTGAAACGAGAGTAGATCTCGACACTGTTCTACACCCAACGTTTAACGGGCTTAAGAAAGCTTTCTCTATTTTATTTGAAGATTTTGGATATACGAAAAGTGATTTCAAGCGTTTATCAGATTCTGTGTACTATCAAGGAGGCTACCCAAGCCTTACTTCTCCAGCTAAGGAAGTAGCTCTGGCTGACCAAGTTTCAAAGCTACTTCGTCTACAGAAGATCGCTGGTCGGACAACATTGATTAAGTATTTTGAAGATAGAGGTGTGAAGATCGAATTCGTTGATGATTTTGTTCCAGAATCATTTCTGTCTTCATTTTCAAATGATGATGATAAAGACTTTACTGAAGCGCTTCAGTCGGCTGGTATACCCACTTCTGATATCGTCGATTCACGTTCGAAAATGCTCAAAGTGCTTTTAGATCGTGCACAGAACCTTCAGAAGGAGATCTGTCAGACTGCTGATACAATTAAAGTCGATGCAGCAGAAGAAGTTGAGACTCGCTTTAAGATCAAGAGACCTCACTTCGTCAAAGCTGTAAATCTCGCAGCAGTGAAGATGAGGAGAGGTGAGGGTCCGATGCTCGAGAAAATTGAGAATCTTCATGATTCTCAGGATAATCTCAACCAAGCACTTGAACCTCTGGAGAAGAACTAAAAGTTTACAGACTTCTTGATTTGAAGTACAAAGTGAATTGGGATGCACGTGGCTCAGTAATGGCGTCCACATTAGTGTGAATGAATAACGGATAGAGTTCACACAGCCTACCGTCAAAGTGATGTTCCGTGTAAGCTTTGACCATCCCAACTATTTCAGCACCTATAGTTCAGATGGTAGAACAGGGCTTTCAATCCTCGCTGTCGGCGGTTCGATTCCGTCTAGGTGCGCCATTTCATTCCGCAATAATTAAAAGGAGAAGTGTTATTTCGAGCAATTGGATTTACGACATCGCCGACATGCATGAGTACTATAACATGGATGTCGCTTTCGACGAAATTACTCTGGACAAGGAAAAAGCGAAGAAGCTTCTTGAGTTTAGAATTAACTTTCTTCAAGAAGAACTCAATGAACTGAAGAGCGCTGATAATGGGGAAGACGTTGTCGATGCACTTATTGATCTGTGTGTTGTAGCTGTTGGCACTCTCGATGCGTTTGGTGTAGATTCGTATCAGGCTTGGGACAACGTTCTCGATGCTAATATGAATAAGAAACCTGGAATCAAAGCAGATCGTCCGAATCCGTTGGGTCTACCAGATCTGATTAAACCGGAGGGATGGGAAGCACCGTCTCATAAAGACAACATCGGGACACTCGACATCATCTTTAAGAAGCCGGTGTGTGATTTATGATGATCAACGAGAGTGACGTAATTCAACTTCAAAACACACCTGAAGCTATTATCGATGCTCGAAATCTCGTTGGTTTCGAGCAGATGGTACGTAATAACTTTGGGCGTGTTTCGAACAAGAGGACTCTGAATCAAGTTCAATACGACACGGCCTCTGGATTCGGTCTAGAAGACTACTTCACATCGACTGGCCTCTTCGTTCCCGCGAATCCCATCTATGAGAATCCAAACGAACACCCATGGTCGGAGATCGCCGTGGATTTGTACTATGGTTCTGAGTGTGTTCAGGTCAAATCCTTTACTCATTTGAGTAAGAGAGGAGACATGGTCTGGATCAGTCCAGCGACGTATGATTCAATCAAGAAATCGACTACACATAACGATTTCTTTTTATTTGGTTTTACAAAAGGTGTGAAACCCGATAGAGATAATGGATCAACAACGTTTAAATATAGGCCTGCTTTTTCAATTGCTTCGTCGGTTATATTGAACTTTATTCAAGCAAACATTGAAGAGCATTCATTGGCGGTCTCCTTAAGACTAATTCTTGATAGAGACTTGCTTATTCGTCCAAAGTATTTTCAGCCCCTCTGTCCAGAGCTTATGAAACTAGTGGAGTTAGCTAATTGAGTGAAATGAAAGTTCGTTCACCTGAGCGTGAATCTGTAAAAGTACTTCGTGAATGTATTGAACTTCAACTAGCGAAGTCTCAAGACTATCAAAATCCAAACTCGAACGTCGTTCAAGCCGATCACTATCGTCGAGGTATCGATACGATTTTTGATACGATGAATGGCAAGATGCTTCGGATCCAGTCACTGCTTGAAGCTTCTGCTGCTGGTGTTAAGCCTAAACATGAGTCGATTGAGGATTCTCTTAAAGACTTGATAAATTACGCGAGCTTTGGTGTATCATGGCTTCGCGGTATGATGGAAGGGCAAAAGCCGGACCGTGATATGTTTAATAGGAAGAAGCCTCCCGAACTCACTGGTAATTTGACGAGTGGTGCTCAAGATCCGAAGCGCTATCTCGTTTCAGATAAGACGGATGAATGGGACTTCCGTAACCCTTCAATTAACCGATAGGAATAAAATGCAGGGATATCGAGATAATAGAATTCTAGAAGTACGATCGCAGTTCACAGATCTTCTGCTTCGTGAGCAGTTTGTGATCGATAAGACTGGTGTTAAGACGATAGAGATCGTTGGAGCTGACTTCATCGCTGATGAACCTCTTATTTTTGGTGAAGTAAACGAAGACTACGTTTCACGTGAGCTCGAGTGGTATCAATCGATGTCTCGAAACGTCAACGACATTCCTGGTGGTCCACCGAAGATCTGGCAGCAGATCGCATCGAAAGAGATCATTCCTGAATTGAATACTGAGCGTGTCGGATACATCAATTCAAACTATGGATTTATCTTGTACTCCGCTGAGAATTTCTATCAGTGGAGGAACGTGATCGAGGAGCTCAAGAAGAATCCGCTCTCACGCAGGGCACTGGCAATCTACAATCGTCCCTCTATGCACGAAGACTACAACAAGGGTGGTATGTCAGATTTCGTCTGTACGAACGCAGTTCAGTACTTGATTCGTGATGGTCTTCTAGACGTTGTAGTTCAGATGCGGAGCAACGATGTCTGGGCGGGTTATAGAAACGACTACGCTTGGCAAAGACACGTTCAGCACAACATGGTTGATGTTTTGAACCAGAGCTTTGGTGGTGAGCTTGACGCCGGCACAATTCACTGGCAAGTCGGTTCTCTTCATTGCTATGAGAAGGACTTCTACCTAGTCGATCACTACGACAAGACTGGTCAGATCTCTATTAAGAAATCTGAGTATCGCGAGAAATATCCGGAGTCACCATGGAAGTAGAGATTCCCAAGTGGGATAAGCGCTTTCTCGATGTTGCTAAGAATGAGATAGCTACGTGGTCAAAAGACCCGAGATCAAAGCTCGGTGCGGTAGTCGTTATCGATCGTCGAATCGTTGCGACGGGCTATAATGGGTTTCCCGAAAGATTTCCAGACGATGAGGAGTTATACAACGATCGTGACGTAAAGCTGAAGTATGTAGTTCACGCTGAGGAGAACGCAATCTACAACGCTGCGCGAAACGGAGTTTCCTTGAAAGGAGCGACGCTCTTTGTAGATGGTATCGCTACTTGCTCTGAGTGCGCTAAAGCTGTGATACAGTCTGGTATCAAGCGAGTTGTTATGAGATATAAGCCCATGAAGTCTAAGTGGGCTGCGTCTTTTGAAGATACGAAGTTTATGTTTCAGAAGTGCGGTGTTGAGTTCGTGTGTTATGAAGTTCCCTCTACAAAGGAAATAGAGTATATTTCAATTCATACTGGACAAGTGTTCGTAGGTGATCGCGTTGAGAAGAATGAAGTCGATTATGAAGGATATAAACGTCTGCCGTTCTATAGAAGTGATCTAGAAGCAAGATATACATTTCCACCGTCTACATCGGCAACACCCGTAACTGTAACGTATCTGTCGATATCAAATGCGAACGGAGTCATTAAAGCCGTTCTCCCTCTCTTTCAGAAAGAACATATCCCATACAGTTCAGAACCGCAGATCAACCTTAAGTTCACAGAAGATTTTTGGGAAAGACACGACCGTGAGCAAGAAGAAAATAAACGTTCTCTTCGTGGGAATGAATCCAGCGGATCGACCGACGATCGGAATGAAGCCGAACCAAACGTTCAAGAAGCTGTCGGCGTGGGTAGACAACATGGATCTCGGTGTGATATCCTTCGTCAACTCTGTCCCTGATCGAGGCGCAGCTAAGATGGAATACGTTCAGTGGGATCTACTTCGGGAAGTGACTAAATATCATGAAAAGATCGTTGCGCTGGGTGGATTTGCATCGAGAGTTCTCGATAAGTTGAATGTAGATCACTTTAAGCTTCCGCACCCATCACCGAGAAATCGTCTTCTGAATGATAAAGAGTTTGAACGCGCTGAGCTGAAGCGCTGTAAGGAGTATATCGAATCGTGATTAGCAATGTAGTTACACTTCTTGGAAGAGGTGTAGAAGGATGCGGAGTAACGAAGTTCACTATTGAACTTCAGAAGTACTTGAAGAAAAAAGGCATCAACAATCCAGTGATCGCTCTGAAGGATAAGACGTGGTCTCGGAAAGATTCCCATGAACTCGATTGCCTTCAGTTCAAGTTTGCTAAGGATGATCAGTTCAAGCACGCTATGGACATCATTAATAAAGCTGATGTGGTCATCGTCAACTCCCTCCCATCAGTTCAAGTAAAGAAGACCGTCAAAGCACACGATGCCAAGGCCGTTGACAACTTTCTAGAGTGCATTTCTGAGTGCAAGCCCCCAATTATTATGATCCAGCACGATCATAATAAACTGTCGCTGCGTAGAAACGCAGGCACTGAGATTCTCGTAGATCGCGCTGCGGCTATCTTTGCACACTCAACGACCGGACACTTCGCTGAGCAGGTGGCGTCATTTTCAGGTGGTGAAGGACTCGAGACTCTGTTTTCTCCTGGAAGGCAGATTGAAACGTTTCAACCGGCGTGCGACTTTGATCTTCTCTGTGGAAGATATTGGTGTCCTATAGAAGAGCAAGATGATAGATTGTGTCGGTGGATTGGACGAACGACTTTTTGGAAAGGCTTCGTTCCAATGTTTGATTTCCACAACAATTATCTGCGTGATGCTGGATTTGCCACTGTCCTAGAAGGCATCGAAAAATCACCGGCGTATCTCGACTTCAAGACGAAGTCGGTGTTTGTTGATATGCTGGCAAACAAAGATCCAAACACCGTTGATATGAAGGACTATCGCGGAAAAGACGCCGTAGTGTTCTCTGTATATAACAATGACGCCATGCTTAAGCGCATGGCACGAACGGCTTTTGGGTTTCAACTGTCGCTTCTAGATACAAAATTCATTGATAAGTCAGTGGAATACACCCACTGTGAGATTCCCGCAGTCGGTGCACTTCCAGTCTTTAGGAAAGAGTTCGGTGATGCTTGCACTCATCGTGTAACAGGCAACAAGTTAACTGCAGATGATTCTGGAACGATCTGGCTTCCAACGAATAAAGATGAGATGGGAGCGGCGTTTGAGACTATGAAGCGTCTGGTTGAAGACCCTTATGAGCGACATGAGCAGCGTCTGAAAGCGTTTGAGTACTATAAAGCTCACCAAGACTCGCAGTTTGTTTTTGAAGATTTGATGAGGAAGATTGAAAATGCCGTACATTCATGAAGATGCACGTCAGAATCTACATGATCACTATCTTAGTTCACTCGGTGAAGCGTGTTATACGCCCGGCGAGTTGAACTACGTTATCACGACTATCTGTGATTCTTATCTTGGTGCTAACATTATTTCATACACACGATGTAACGAGATCATCGGTGCTCTGGAGTGTGCTAAGCAGGAGTTCTATCGTCGTCTCGTAGCATCGTATGAAGATAAGAAAATGCTCGAAAACGGCGATGTTTATCGAACACGAATATAAATAGCTCAGAGGTTTTACATTATGAAATCATACAAAGTCTATACTGCAGGACCTATCACCGGCTGCTCTTGGGGTGGATGCACTAATTGGCGTGAGTACGTAGAAAAGCAGTTGGACGACATCTCAGATGGTAGGATCGTTGCATACTCTCCACTTCGCTCGAAGGAATACCTTTCCAACGAGAAAGAGATTCTAGACGTCTATCCAGACACGCTCTCTGTGATGTCGACTCAACGCGGCATCTTTCATCGAGACCGCAACGACGTTAAGACATCCGATCTCGTGTTCGTAAATATGATCGGCGCTGGTCGAGTCTCCATCGGTACAGTGATGGAGATAGCATGGGCTGATGCATGGAACATTCCCATTGTTTATCTGACAGAGAAAGATGTTCCAAATATTCATGATCACGCTATGATGCGCGAAGCTTGCCCATTTACAGTCCATGATATGGAGGAAGCTATCCTTCTTACGAAAAAAATTCTCTTACCATAAAGGAATACATTTGAAATTCGCGGGAATTATTCCACTGATCGGTGGAATGGATATTGGAACGGCTAAAGCTTTTAATCAAGATCCAGAGTATCTTATTTCATATAAAGCGTTTTGGAATAATGATCGACACATCGTCAATCATTACCAGAGCACGCTCAGTAAAGACGTTCCATACTACGTAATAGACAACGGTGATTCTCCGCACACTAAAGTAGACGTTGTTCACAGCACGTGCCCTTGTGCGGGCTTGTCTCAGTTGTCTCATGGATACGGTGACGATAATCCTGCAAATGACTGGATGCCAAAAGCAGCCGAATATGTTCTGGGAACGATTAGACCAGCTGCTTACTTCGGTGAGAACGCTCCTGGTCTAGCCGGCAAGATCGGTCAGAACGTACGCGCTAATTTAATCAGCATTGGAAAGAAGTATGGTTATACTGCTTCTTTCTATCGTACTCGATCACTCCTGCACGGCATCCCTCAAGTTCGGGAGCGTTCGTTCTATTTCTTCTGGAAAGGCAATAAGACACCCATCTTGAACTACTATAACGAGCCTCATCAGAAGATTGAAGACTTGATCATCAACGTTAAGTCGAATTCTCAGATGGATCCAATTAACCCAAAAACTCCGTCGGAATCGGATCCGTACTATCGCTTTATTCTAGAAGTAATTCATGGTGGAATCTCACACCGAGAATTTTCAACAAAAGTTCTTGAACCTTTAAAAGCTCGCGGCAATGATTCGTTGTCATATATCGAGCTTCAGGGTTATAATTACACTCAAGTCGGCGAGTGGATGGCGAAGCAGGGTCTCGAAAGAGAAGTCGCCAAGTGTGCTAAAAGACAAGCTAAGCTCGACGCCGGCGGAAACCTGATGCGCCGTGGAACGGTTGTTCCCAAGGACTACATCGGTGCGTTTGTAGGGCATTATCCTACTTGTCTAACACATCCGATTCACGATCGCTTCATCACTTATCGTGAAGCTATGTCTATCATGGGACTTCCTGAGAACTTCGAACTTCTCGATCCGAAGAAGTCAGCTAATCACATCTGCCAGAACGTTCCCGTTAAAACTGCTCATGATATGGCTGTGGAAGTTCGTGAAGCACTTAACGGAAACAGGCAGTGGGTTAATAAACCTTTGGTGTTTCAATACAATCATACACAGAAGCACGTGTATGAGAAGGAAGCACCTAGAACACTTGAGGATATTTTGGCATGACAACAAAGATTCACATTATTCACGGCGGAGGAAACCACGTCATCTCAGGTCGTGTTGTTGAACAACAGGAAGATGGTTCTATATACGTTGGAGATAGAACCGATCTTTTAAATCCAGGCGACTACGCTCATTTTTATGTGTGGGGGAACAGAAAACTCATTATAGAGGAGAAGCCCATTGACCAAAATAATTCTGTTTAACGGCCCACCGCGTTCTGGAAAAGATACAGCCGCTCTCAGAGTCCAGAAGATCTTTTCATCTATTAGCGCTGATTCTCGTGTTGATTTTGATCGATTTGCAATGCCGCTTAAGGCTGCTTTTGCTGGTGTTGTAGGAGCTGACATGGATGAATATGGAAATGTAGAACCTTACGAAAGCACTAAAGGAGACATCATCCCTGAATTTAATTGTTCATATCGCCAGTGGCAGATCGATTTTTCAGAATCGTACATGAAGCTAAAGTACGGTTCGGACATTTTTGCACGACTCTTCGTTCAGCGAAATAGAAACACGAGTGCAACGGCTATCGTTGTTCCCGATTCGGGATTCAAGGAAGAAGCTAAGCCAATTGCTGATGCTTTTGGTCTGGAGAACACTCTTCTGATCAGATGCCATCGTCCAGGCTACGACTTTACTGGAGATTCTAGATCATACATCTCCGGCATCTCGCCGAATGAAGTAGACGTACACAACGATACGACGATCAATGAGTACTACGAAAAGATCACGATCATCGTTGCTGAGTTCTTAAGGAAGAAAGGATAAAATGGTTGAAATTACAGTACCAATGTCGGAGCTGAGAAAGAACAAGCTCTTCATCGCGACTCCGATGTATGGTGGAATGTGTGCTGGTATGTTCACTAAAGCTATTGCAGATCTAACTGCTCTGTGTGCGGTGAATGGGATTGAGATCATGCTCTACTTCCTCTCGAACGAATCACTTATCACTCGTGCTAGGAACTACTGCTGCGATGCGTTCCTGCGATCTGGCGCTACTCACTTGATGTTCATCGACGCGGACATTGGCTTTACACCGCAAGATGTTATTGCTCTGATGGCTATGACGGCTGATCCGAACTCACCGTACGACGTCATCGGTGGTCCTTATCCCAAGAAGTGCATCTCTTGGGAGAAGATCAAGATGGCTGTTGATCAGGGTAAAGCCGAATCAGATCCAAACATCCTGGAGAAGTTCGTCGGCGACTACGTCTTTAATCCTAAAGTAGGCACTGGCTCATTTCAGATCAGTGAACCCGCTGAAGTTCTGGAGATTGGTACTGGTTTCATGATGATTCCACGAAGGACTTTAGAGAAGTTCCTTCAAGCTTATCCTGAATCAACGTATCGCCCGGATCACGCACGCATGGCTGATTTCGATGGATCTAGGGAGATCGGTATGTACTTCCAAGCTGATGTAGACCCTAAAACAAAACGATATCTTTCGGAGGATTATTGGTTTACACAGAGGTGTATCGACGCTGGTTTGAAAGTGTGGCTCTGTCCATGGATGTCGATGAATCACGTAGGAACATATGTGTTTGGTGGTTCACTCGCTGATCTAGCTACGATCGGCGCATCGGCTACTGTTGATCCAGCTCAACTTAAGAAGAAAAAGAATTAACGGAGAAGAAATTTAGATTATGGCACAGAAGATTAGGCTATCACTGGAGACGATTGCGATCCTTCGCAACTTTGCTTCGATCAACAAGTCCCTGCTCTTTCGTCAAGGGAATGAGATTTATACTATCTCAGAAGCCAAGAGCATCATGGTCAAGGCTACCATCGCTGAGAGTTTCGAGAGCGACTTTGCGATCTACGACATCAATCGTCTTCTGGCGGTGATGTCGCACTTTGAAGATCCCGAGCTCTTGATTGGTGATAAGTTCATCACCATCAAAGAGGGAAAGAAGCAGCTCAATTATACGTTCGCTGATCCCAGGCACATCAACTCAGTTGATCCTGAAACGTTCAAGAAGCTGATCGCAGTCGTCGAGAAGGGAGAGATCGAGTTTCCATGGAGCAACGACGTGTTCGCCGACGTCAACAAAGCTCTGCTGATCATGAAGCTTCCTGAGTTCGAAGTCGTAGGTAATGGTGAGACTGTTAAGCTCCGGGCGCTCGATTCTAAGAATCCGACTGGAGACACATACGAAGCTGAGCTCGATGCTACGACGGAGACGTTTACAGCTCTATTCAAGTCGGAGAACATCAAGTTTCTACCGCTTGATTACACTGTGAAGTATTCATCACGTGGAATCGCTCGCTTCGGGTCGGAGAACATCACATATCTTGTAACAACTGAAAGCAAAAAGAAGTGACAGTATTTAAGAAGTATAAGAGAAAACCAGTCGTTGTTGAAGCAGTTCAGTGGACTACAGAAGCGATGAAGTTCGCCGGTCTAACCGCGAAGCCCATCATCGATGAGATCAACGCTTCAGGCGGTGAAGCTTCCGTCTCCCGTGATGTTTACACTCTAGAATACACGATGCGGATCGCGACACTGGAAGGTGTAATGACGGCCCGCGTAGGTGATTACATCTGTCGAGGTGTTAAGGGAGAGTATTGGCCAGTGAAGCCCGATGTGTTTGAATACACGAACGAACCGTATACAGGAGATATGTAGATGTGCGCAGTTAGTATGGTCTCAGATCGATATACTGATCTTTGGAAAGAGCGTGGTTTCATCACGACTTTTCCTAGTATACCGAATCAATCACAGTTTGCCGTTGATCCTGAAAAGATCACGCGCGCGGAGTTTGATCAGCTCAAGAAGGAAGTACTTGAACTTAAGGACTGGATCATTCGTGCTAAGCAGTACGACATCGACAACAATGAGCCGGAGTGTGAGCTCGAGGAGAAGACTGCTCTGATCAAGAAGATCGCTGAGCTCGTCGGCGTCGAGATCGATATCAAGTGAGAAATACACAAAAAGTGTCAAAGTCAGGCTCAGTAGAGTAAAATCAACTGAGCCTTTATATTATGGAGTTAGAATGTCTGACGAATATCTTTGGACTGAGAAGTTTAGACCGAATAAGATTGCCGATGTTATTCTGCCGGAAGATCTTAAGAGAGTGTTCCAGACGTACGTAGACCAGAAGAACGTACAGAACCTCCTTTTGACTGGAAACGCCGGTGTTGGTAAGACTACAGTCGCTAAGGCGATGCTTAAGGAGATTGGTTCCGACTACATCGTCGTGAATGGATCGCTCGATCGAAACATCGACACTCTTCGGAACGAGATAACTCAGTTTGCATCGTCTATCTCGTTCTCCGATGGACGAAAGTACGTGATCCTAGACGAAGCCGATCACCTGAATCCCAATAGCACTCAACCGGCTCTTCGCAACTTCATGGAGGAGTTCTCGAACAACTGCGGCTTCATCCTAACGGCGAACTATCCAAATAAGATCATTGAAGCTCTGCAGAGTCGGTGTTCCATCATCGATTTCAAGATCAAGAAGAGTGATATGGCCAAGCTCGCTGTTCAGTTTATGAAGCGAGTGGAAGTGATCCTTGAACAGGAGAGCGTCGAGTACGATAAGAAAGCTCTCGCTGCTGTGATCCAGAAGTGGTTTCCTGACTGGCGACGCGTGCTCAATGAGCTTCAGCGATACTCAGCGACCGGAAAGATCGATTCTGGAATTCTCGTTAACCTTGAGTCAGTTTCACTAGATGAACTCATTGGTTATATGAAGAAGAAGGAGTATTCAAACGTACGAAAATGGGTCGCGGAGAACTCCGATACTTCACAGCAAGCGGTATTTCGTAAGTTCTATGACGCAGCATCTGAGCAACTCGATCCGAGATTCATTCCCGCTCTGGTTATGACTCTGGCAAAGTATCAGTATCAGGCTGCATTCAGTGTAGATCCGGAGATCAACCTCTCAGCTTGTCTAGCTGAGATTATGATCGAGGGATCGGGAATGTGGAAATAATCGATGGCTGAGAAAGTATCACCGTTTGTATGGGTAGACGCGATCACTCAGAAGAAGGGCGATCCTATGGTTGAGTACGGAGAGAAGGAGTATCCAGCATTCATGGTCAATCGCTCCCTCTCCTACTATCCAGATACGATCCTTCATGCAGCTGAGATCAACCTCTATCAGTATCTAGATCATAAGCTTCAGTATGATTATTATCGAGAAGCGATTCGGACTAAGAAGAGGTTTGCTAAATGGGGAAAGAAGAACTCCTCAGAGGACGTTAAGTTCCTGATGGAAGCCTACTCGTTTTCCAGAGTGAAAGCTGAGCAAGCGGCGTCTATCCTCACTCCCGAACAGATCGAAGAGATGCGGGAGTTTAGAAGTCGAGGCGTGGAGAACTAAGTAAAAGCCTAAATACAAAGCCAGTATAAAAATAAGAAGGCTTTGGTTATGCAGAAGTTGATTGATACATTTATCGAGATCGAGCCGTTAGATCGTCCTCAGTTTCTAAAAGTAAAAGAAACGCTCACTCGAATTGGTATTTCAAAAGATAAAACTCTCTATCAGTCCTGCCACATTCTCCAGAAGCGCGGTCGCTACTTCATCACGCATTATAAGGAGATGAGGCTACTTGATGGTATGGACGCTGGATTCGATGATGAGGATCGCGCTCGTCGAAATACTATAGCGGATCTACTTGAACAATGGGACCTAATCCGCATCAGGACACCCAAGAACGTTATCTCGGAAAAGATTGAAGGACCCCTTCGGGAGAAGATTAGAGTGATCCACTTTGACGAGAAGAAGGAATGGACACTATCTCCAAAGTATGCTATTGGAAAGAAGAAATAATGCGTTGGATTGTAGCAGCACTTTGTTTGATTGGTTTCTTGGTCGTTGCTAATAACACAGGACTTCTTCGAATCATCATTCCTTGGTTACTTGGAACTTGAACGAAAAAAACCCCGGGACGAATCCCGGAGTTAATTTTTATGAACTAGATGATCTCCATTCGATGAAGAATGTCAACAGCTAAAATTTAGCCATTTTCATCCCGAAATGATCCATCTGGAAAGATTATCCGGATCATCCTGCCTCTTTTTCTCGAATACCGAATAGTGTACCACGTACCAGATCTAAGTTGCTCCAGATATTGAGCCGGAGTAGCTATCATTCTCAGAGCTTCGCTGACTATGTCTCGATTTCTCGGTAGATAGTCCCGTAAGATCCGAGACTCATCGCCTAAAACGAACGCTCTCTTTGTATGATTGATGGGAGGATGAACTATGATCCTCCAGTGAGGACAGACTTCTTTAACGATGAAGTGCGCTTGTTCATCGGAACCTATGCAGTCTCCATGATGAAACTCAGTTGGAAATTGTTTTGAATCCCAGGATATGATAGTCTCAGCGAACGCTACTCTCTGAGCTTTGCTCATTCCGTTTTGATTTCCAGTGAATCCTATCTTCATTAGTCTACCTCATCTGGAAACGGATGTGTGATTGTAAACGTCCATGTGACACCATTAGTATCTAGTTCACGATCTTTTATCAGTCTGACGTTGTATCGCTCTTTATAGAATTTGAAGAGAGTAGCGCAACCCTCTTTAGTCATCGCATGAAGCTTCCAGTGTTTTTCTTTCTTCTTTGCCATCATCCCTCCTCATACGAAAAAGCCGGCTATGCGCCGGCTTTTTAACCACTTGATATTTAAGTGATTAGGCTGCGGCTTGAAGTCCGTAATAGGTCTTGTTGCCCTTGCGCGAGGTGATGATTCGGTTGTCGTGATTCTGTCGAATGTACGAGATGTGCGCCGAAACATTGCGAACGCCGAACTTCGAGCGGATCTGAGCAACAGTCAGAACTTTGCCCTTCAAGAACTCATTCAGAAGCTTCGTAGTCTTATTAGTCGTCATTGTAAAGTATTTCTCCTTATTGTAGATACAGCAACTGCACTGTGGCCGGATTATAACCACAGTGCAGTTGCTGTAGAAACTTTTATTTACGCGATGTCGATTACTCGTCCAGTGGAATCGAGCGCGCGTGCTCTTCTGCCTGGAACTTTTCTGACTTCTTCTCGAAGCCGAACACTTACGGCGTTGATGTTAGGTACCGATGTTCCAACTAGTGCCCATTGGAAAGTGTTGGGTTCCATAACCTCGATTCTGACTGGATCAAGGTTCGGGTGATCGGAGTCTATGTATGAACCGCTTCCAAAGAGCCCATAAAAAGCTCCTCTAAGCATGTCTGACAAGATACTCATGATCTTTCTCCTTCTAGATCATACATATACCTTATCATCGGCATTGTACAGGGATGAGTGTTAACTATTTTACGGTCCTGAACAATGAGTTCACGAATGGTTATTTAGGCGTATAATATAGACTATCATTACAGAGAAGAGGAAAGATGGACAGGCAGGAAGCGAAAAAAAAGATCAGTGAGCTGAAGACTCAGGCGAAAGCTCTACTAAAGGAAGCAACCAAGATCGCTGACTTGCATGAAATCTCATTTGATTTCATGCCGAGTACGTTGGGTACATATCATCCGCGTGAGCTGATCTGGCAAGCGTCGAGTGGATGCGAATGGGAAACGTCAGATGAATGGGCAGAAGCTCATTGGTCTCATGAACACTTTGACTGGCAAGCGTCGACTTGCTGATGGAGAGTAAGATGGAAGTTAATAAACAGGAATACGCTAAAAAGAAGTTCGCGGAGATTCGTAAGCAGATTCAGGAACTGATCGACACTGCTCAAAAAATTGCCGATGAGACTGGTGAGGAGTTTTTCTTCGAACCGAATAACATTGGTACATACTACCCAATTGGGTCAAAGGACAACCCGAACGGTAGCGATGGCGAGTGGTATCCTTCATCTTGGTCGTCTTCATCGATCTACTGCTGAGAAATGTGATGTTAGATAAGCGTATAGAAGCTAACATCAAGATCAGCAAGATCATAGAAGAGATCGAAGCAAAATGGGATGATGCTAAGCGTATAGCAGATGAATCTGGTGTATCATTTAAGTACACCAGCCCGGACGGTGATCATTCAGGATTTTATTATCCAAAGCGTCCTGATGATTGGGTAGTCTGGAATGATTACGATGATGATCTTCCGGAAGGCTATGAAGAAGATCCGAATAAAAATCATCCAGAGTATGAATACTATCATCCGTGGAACAACTGCGGAGAGTATGAACACAACTGGAATCACGGAAATTGGATCAGTTCAAGTGAAAGATGTTAAGAAGTGAGTATTCTCGATGATGTGTCGTCTTCTGTTGCTGGCGCGATAGAAGACGTCATGGATAAGTATGAAGATCGATACTTCATTAGAGATTCAAAAAAAATCGGTGATGTTCATTACTACGATTTTATGATTGATGGTGAAAAATTTACTGTTGTCATTCAACGACATCGAGAGGATAACGATGACTAAAGACGAAGCGCTCTCGAAGCTCAAAGGAATTGACGTTGAGCTTCGAGATTATGTGAAGAAAAAGATCCATGAAATTGAAGATATTGCCGATGAACATGGAATCATCGTTCGCTTCAATGGTCTTCCTCCATACGATGAATATGGAAACTCTGGGTATTATTTTCCGGTTCAATCGGATGGAACACCATGGTATAGTTCAGACATGCGGAATGAATATTGGCCTCTCGAAGGGCATGGTGCCTTAGAGGGTTGGCTATCATCAGATGCAGGTTGCTGACATGCTCATCATTGGTTCTCATGCACTCATTGCTCACGGCGTTCGTCTGGGGAGAATTCCCTCAGATGTTGACGCTATCGCTACGATGGATGAAATCAACGATTTTCGAGATCGTCTTCGGGAAAAAAACATCAGTTTTCATGTTGATGATTCTCGACTGAAGAAGATTATCATTCATCTTCATGTGAGAGGTGCCAAGCCGATTGAGTTTGAAATCTCAGATCCGATCGAGAATCCAACTGGATGGGAACTAAAAAGAACAGACCGAGCGCGGTTTACGGAGTTTCGTGATAAGCTTTTAAACGATCTGTTTGGTGTCGTTCGTTTCGCAGACCCGAACGTAGTTCTAACACTGAAGTTGTCTCATCGCTACCTGAAGAACAATCCTCATTTTAGGAAAACGATGGACGACATCTTGGCTCTGAGGGGACTTGGTTACAGCGTACCCCCTGAGCTTCAGGATTGGTTCAAGAGACGTGAGAAAGCAACGTACTACTATAAACACCCGTCCCTTGAACGGAATAAGAAGCAGTTCTTCTCGGGTGATGGTGTCGAGTACAAGTATGAGCACGACGACATCCATGCAGCTTTAGCCACTCTTCCAGATCCAGATTGGCCATTTTGCATGGATGAAGACATGCAAAAAACTTCTCCAGCGTACAAGTACTTTCAAGCCGACGGCGCAGAAGTTAAGACTGATAAGAAGAAGTTTTTTGATCTTCCAACGCACGTTAAGCTTTTATCAGTTCTTGAGGAGTCCTACGTTCTCGCTCTGGAGCGCAGTCAGATTCCGTGCAACTTCGAGATCGCACCGAGGACTTCGTTCTTGATCGCTCTGGAGAAGGTCTGCACCTCGATTACCTCCGGATGGTGGAGGGAGTACGCCTGGGAACACTACTACCAAGTTCTGGCTATGTACAACGATGACTATGTAGCCCGCTTCATCAAGGCTGAAGCGGAAGGTCGAGTTCGTCTTTATCAGGGAAACAAGGAATTAGTATCATGAATACCGAAGTGATCGCAGTTTTAATCGTTGTTAGCGTTGTAACAGCTCTTGCAAAGCATGGCCTAATCAATGATGAGAATCTGTCTCAGGAAGAAGCTAACGTAATATTTGATTCAATATCCAAGGATATCGTAGCGATCTTGGGTGAGTAAAATGAAAACGCTTGCGATCGGTGACGTTCACGGATGCCTTGATCAACTCAAGGCACTCATTGCAGCTTATGAAAAGAACTTTCCAAGTGAGGAGACTCGCTACGTCTTCATCGGTGACTACATCGACCGCGGTCCGGATTCAAAGGGAGTGCTCGATTTCTCTCGTCGTATGAAGGAGAAGGGAGAGACCATTCGCCTGATGGGAAATCACGAGAAGATGCTCTGGGAAGCGTACTTTGGAGACAATCACTCTCAATACCAGTGGCAGGCATCGTACGGTGATACGATGGACTCATTTGGAGTTCAGGAGATCTATAACATTCCTCGTTCCTACATCGAGGAGATGATGAATCTGCCGTATTTCTTTAACGATGGTCTGAGAACGTTCGTCCACGCAGGCATCCAGCGGAGCCTTCGTCTCTCGATGGATACTCAGAACAAAGATTATATGGTCTGGGCACGCGATGAGTTTATGCTTGACAATCGTCTAGATGGCGGATTCGTCGTTCACGGTCACACTCCGCTACACAGCGATTGGCCCGATCTTCACCATAACCGTCTTAATCTCGACACTGCGTGTGTATTTAATGGTGTTTTGACTGGAGCGGTGTTCAATGACGTCGACGTCAAGCCCACTCACTTTATTAATCATCATGGGTCTATTGTAGAAGTCGTTAATAAGCCTACACTGCAGGATTTACTTCAGAACAATGCGTGACAAGAAGACTATCTTTAAGATCAAGCACGGCTCGCATCTCTACGGGACGAATACTGAATCGTCTGATCTCGATCTGAAGGAAGTTCACCTTCCCTCGGGTCGAGACATTGTTCTGCAGCGAGCTAAGAAAGCCTACGACAACTCAAAGCCTAAGGAGCACGGCGAAAAGAACACCTCAGATGACGTAGATATCCAGAGTTTCTCGATTCATAAACTATGCGATATGCTAGTATCCGGCGATATCATTGGTATGGAGATGATCTACGCTCCTTCTCAGAACATCATTTTCAAAGACTCCCTCTACGACATCATTCTAGATAATAAGAACATCTTTCTTTCTAGGAAAGTAGACGGTTACGTAGGATACTGCAGGCAGCAAGCAAATAAGTATGGAATCCGAGGTTCACGTGTCGCGGCTGCCAGAGAAGTTCTTCAGACGCTCGAGTACTATGAAAGCATCTCTCCTAAGGAGAAGCTTCAGGAACTCTATATCATACTTCAGAATCTATCAGATAGCGTGGAGCACTGCTCGATCGCGAGCATTCCGAACGGCGCACACGGCACACACATGCTGCACTTCGTCTGCTGCGACCGTAAAGTTCCGTTTACGATTAAGATCGAGGATGCTTGTAAAATCTACCGACGTGTTTACAATGAGTACGGTGATCGGGCAAAGCAAGCGGAGACGAATCAGGGAATCGATTGGAAAGCTCTATCGCACGCGATTCGCGTAGGTGAACAGGCGATCGAGCTTCTAGATACAAGTCAAATCACGTTTCCCAGACAGAACGCAGATAAGCTCTTGAGAATCAAGCGCGGTGAAGTTCCATATAAAGCGATAGCCGATGAACTCGATAAATTATTAACAGATGTTGAAGAAGCGAGCGCTCGATCTTCACTCCCTGAAACAGCTGATATGCGTAAGATCGAGGAACTAATCGTGGAACTCTATCGTCAGCAAGTAATTGGAGATTAAAAAGAATTCTCATATACGATGTATGGTTTAATATCGAGTCAGACTAAGGATGCAGGAGGCGATCACTTGAAGCACAGAGTAAAGTTTACAATCAAGAACGTTGACGAGAGTGATCCAAACTTTAAACTGATAGACGAGCGATCACAAAAGTTTAAGACGTTCAGCAGCGCGATGTCTTTCGTTCGTGAACTTAAAGCCCGTCTCTCCGGAAAAGAAATCTTAATTGGAACACCCATGATTGAGGAATCGAAATGAAGTTCGAGAGTAAGTACGGCATTGGTGACGTCTTCTACTGCCCTCGTTCATATGAACGAGTGCGAGTGATCAAAAAAGAAATCGATGGTGAAGTCTGGGAGAGGCAGGAAAAATATCTATCTCCTGAAGTCAAGATACGACGGATAGTTGGTATTGAAGCTTCAGTAAACGATCACGGTGAAGTCTCGATGTGCTACCGTTGCGAGACGAAGCGCGATCCAGCAGATGAATGGTCAGTTGAGGGAATTTTTAGAACTTTCACTGATGAAATGTTCGATCGCGCTTACGACAACTATGAGAGAGCTATGGATAAAGCTCATGAGTATGCCATTCATAAGAAGCGGGAGTACTTTGGGTAGATAAATACAAAGTACATGGAGGAGTCACATAAAAGATGTTTTCTGGATTGTTAGCTCGAGTAGCAGCGTTTTTTGCCAGTTCTGCTATTAAATATTGGCTTATTGGAATCGGTGCCGTAGCGATTGTAGGTACAGTCGGCTGGATGTATTGGTCAGTCACACACACCGCGGCTGAGAATGCTCGACTCACTGCTGAAGTAGCAGCTAAGCAGCGCGTTATTGAGGAGCAGGATGAGACGATCGCTCACCAAAAAGCACTCATGAAGCTTCAGCAAGCGGCTTCTAAAGAACTCGATGATGAGATATCAGTTCTTGGTGATCAAGAACACTCGATCAACGAGTGGCTGCAGTCGCCCGATGTTCTAAAGCACGATCGACCCTCTTCGCTTATTCTTAAGAAGACTATTGAGAAACTAGGAGCTAAGTGATATGAAGCGTATTTTAACTGCAGCAGTACTTGTGTTCTTGGCACTTCCACTAGCCAACTGTCAGACCACAAATCAAGAATCTCCAATGAGAACGGTTGTAGTAGCTCCTCCAGTCAACCTCTATAAATGTCCGCTTCCTAAAAAGCCAAATACTGAGACACTGACTGATTCGCAAACGGCTGATTATCTCAATCGCTTGTACAAAGCTAGAGCCACATGCGGTGCTTCTCTGAACTCAATCAAGCGTTATTCAAATCGTGCAGTAAAGGAGGTTGAGAATGCCTCGCACACTAGATGATTTCGATGTTATTCCCGAGGAGCGCATCAGGAGCATGGCTGCGACTTCTGGACTGAGTGGGAAGAACTCATTTACGAGACTTCTGAAGATCGCCGATGAATGGAGGGAAGCTGGGTGTACCCCTGTATTCATCATTGCTGATGATCGAGAAGAAGATATGGTCATTGGATGTGTTGCCGAGGAAACGTTTGGGCGGTACTTAAATTGATATCCAATACCAGACATCGGCATCTGACCATCCAATAAGATATGTATAAGGTGTATATTTCATTTGTTATTTAGGAAAAGTGAACGTTCGGAAAATATTTGCAATAAGCTATTTACATCGGCATCTGATCCGGATATAAATACAATGCGGGTCGTGGAAAGCACAACAAAAAATGGAAACGATACTGTTTCGCCAACAAAAGGGTACGTCGATGTAAAAAACGGGTACATGCTTAATTGGGCAACAATAAGCTCTGGATAAGAAGTGTAGTCTTCGGATTACGCTTCTTTCCTAGTTTTGCGGCTCTCATTTTAGCTTTTGTTTCTTCACTATGCGGTTTACGTTTTTTGCCAGCGGTTGCTAAACGTAATTTTTCTCGATGTTCAGGTGATTTAGGATTTGGGCGTCCGCGTTTTTTAACACTAATTATCGCTTTAGCTTCTTCGGTGTGTTTCCATCCTCTGCGCCTACCTGTGATACTTACAGCTTTATTTGTATATAACGAATTTTTCACGACTTTTAATTTTTGATGAAAATATTTCTCTTTAGCTGATGCTTCTTCGTAATTAGAATATTGCGTTAAAATTATCGTTTTGAATAATTCGGGATGATTTTTAATTTCATCCCACCAAATACTTCTATAATCGCGGGACGCAACTGATCCACGATAACCTTTCTCGATGCGTTTTATATCGCAGCAAACGCCGATATAGAAAGGTGGAAGGCGATTGCCTTTATAAATCGTTAAGTAAGTGCAAGAAATTTTCATTCGTTATTTATTATGTAAGCAGATAAAGGAGAATCGAAAGGTTCTCCTTTTTTCGTTTCTGTAGTATTATCTTTTCTAGAGACTACGGCTTTTCCGGTCTCGATTTCACACAAAATCATTAGGATTTGATGACCAATCACTTCTATACGTCTGCGCACTGTCGCAGTGACACCATCTACGTTCGTGGATATTCAAATGGTAAATCGTTTAAAGAAACCATTGAGTACCAACCATATCTCTTTGCCAGAGATCCAGTAGGTGAGTTCAGAACACTCGATGGAGAACCAGTATCGAAGATTCACTTTGACTCAATTAAGGACGCAAAGAACTTTGTTAAAGAGTATGAGCAGAGCCTCTCTCTTAAAATCTCGAACGCACCTGATCCAGAACCGTTCTTTGGTCTGACGAACTTTCTCTATACGTATCTGAACGATGAGTTCTATGGGGAGATCAAGTATGATCCGACACAGATCGCACGTGTCTCAGTTGATATTGAGACTATGTCAGATTCTGGATTTCCCGATCCAAAGATCGCAGACAAAGAGATCACAGCGGTAACTCTGTCGCATCGTCAGAATGGTCAGACTAAGCGTCTGATGTTTGGTACTAAAGCCTATCGTCCCAAGCTTCCAGGCGTCTCTTTTTGTTTATGTGAAAATGAACGTGAGTTGATCACTAAGCTCTTGGAGATCTGGAACGATCCTGAATGGACTCCGGATATCTTGACTGGTTGGTTCGTTGAGGGATTTGACGTTCCTTATCTCTTGAACCGAACTAAGAACGTTCTGGGTGACTCTTATATTAAGATGTGGAGTCCATGGAGAATCGTTCAAGAACGTGACATCGTTCGTGGTAAGTCTCAGGCACGCGCTGGCAAAGACATTTCTAATCGAGTAGATCACGTATATGAGCTGTATGGAATCACAGTTCTGGACTACATGGAGCTGTATAAGAAATTCTCGTTTAAAAATCACGAGTCGTATAAACTCGATCACATCGCTTTCGTTGAACTCGGTGAGAGAAAGCTAGACTACTCGGAATATGGTTCACTTCATAACTTCTATGAGAAGAACTATGAAGGCTACATGGACTACAACCTCGATGATACGATCAAGATTGATAAACTCGATGATAAGCTGAAGCTTATAGATCTCGTCTTAGCTATGGCGTACTCAGCTAAGATCACGTATCAAGATACGATGACGACAACGCGTCCCTGGGACGTTCTGATCCACAACTTCCTTCTAGAACAGAAGATCGTAGTTCCTCAACAAGGAAACGTTGAGAATCGCCAGATCATGGGCGGGTACGTCAAGGATACGGTTCCCGGAATGTATAAGTGGGTTGTGTCTTTTGACTTAAACTCACTGTATCCGCATATCATTATGCAGTACAACATCTCGCCGGAGATGGTCGAGAAAGTCATATCCGGGTGGGACTGCACTAAGATCGTCAATGGGATTCCCGTTATGGATCTCGATATGTTCCTTCTCAAGTGCAAGGAGTACAACGACGAGCTTGCACGTAAGGATGTGACTACATCTGGAATCGGTGTCTTTTTCAAGAAAGACGGCGTGGGATTTATTCCAACTATCATGAAGAAGTTCTATGATGGTCGAGTCGTCTATAAGAAGATGATGATCGAAGCTCAGAAGAAGTTCGAGGAGACTAAATCGAAGGAAGATGAGAAGGAGATTGCTCGGTGCTACAACATGCAGATGGCGATGAAGCTCTTCTTGAACTCTGGTTACGGTGCATTGGCTAATCAGTTCTTCCGCTGGTTTGATCCTAACTTAGCTGAGTCTGTTACATCTTCTGGTCAGATCACGACGATGTGGATCGAGAGAAAGATCAATGAGCTAATGAATAAGCTGCTTAAGACTACCGACTTCGACTACGTCATAGCAGCTGATACAGACTCCATCTACATCAACTTCGAACCCTTGGTGAAAGCCGTTGGTCTTGAGAACGCACCGCATGAGAAAGTTATCGATTTCCTTGATGTCTCGTGTAAGAGCAAGTTTGAACCATACATTGAGAAGTCGTTCGAAGAACTTCAGAAGATAGTCAACGCTCCTTTCCAGAAAATGAAGATGAAGCGGGAGATCATCGCGGATAAAGCAGTCTTCTCAGCTAAGAAGATGTACATCTTGAACGTCTGGGATTCCGAAGGTGTTCGCTACAAGGAACCTAAGCTTAAGATGAAGGGTGTTCAAGCAGTTCGCTCATCAACGCCGATGATAGTTCGTGATAAGATTAAGGATATCTACTCAATCATCATGAACAAAGACGAGAAGGAACTGCAGAATTTCGTTGAAAAGTTCCGTGAAGAGTTTCGTACATTACCCTTCACAGATGTTGCTTTTCCTCGTGGATGCAATAACATGGAGAATTTTAAAGATTCCTCTTCTATATATAGTAAGGGCACACCGATTCAAGTCAAAGGTGCTTTGATCTACAATCATTTGATCAAAGAGATGGGACTTGAGAATAAGTATGAACTCATTAAAGAAGGGAGTAAAATAAAGTTTGCGTATCTCAAGACACCTAATCACATTCACCAGAGTGTGATCGCGGTTAATGACGTACTTCCTCCTGAGTTTGAACTAGAAGATTACATTGATTATGATACTCAATTTGTGAAGACGTTCCAAGATCCAATCAGCAAGATCACTGATATAGTTGGTTGGAAAACTGAAGCGGGGAGTGGATCACTGTTTGACCTCCTCTAACAAAGGAAAGACTAATGATAGCATTCTTACTTGTTTTAGCCACACTGTTCTCTACACCAGCGTTTTCAGAATCTCGCTGTGTTGTTGCTTCATATTATCACGAAGGAAAGAGAACAGCTAATGGAGAAAGGTTCAATCCAAATGGATTCACAGCAGCACATCGGACACTTCCTTTTGGAACTCGATTGTACGTCACGAATCCTCGCACTGGAAGATCTGTCTCTGTTCGGATCAACGATCGTGGTCCGTTCGTTAGAGGACGGTCGCTGGATCTATCGGCGGGTGCCGCCAGAGCGATTGGTCTTACGAGACAAGGCGTTGGAAAAGTTTGTTATACGAGATGAGTAGAAACATAGTAGAATATCCCATCACGATGGATGAAGTCTGGGAGA